ATACTTTTCTCTACCAAAAACTCTAATCATTGGTGTACTCCCTACCTTATATCTTACTTTTAATCTTTTGAACGTTACATTAATTTCTTCAGAAGTTAATTCTGTTAATGAACCTGTTGTAAATACCGAATCATCCCAACCAATTCTAATTTTAGGTTGGTATATTGTTGCAGTTTCTTTACCGAAGAATTTTAATTCTCCATAATCAACTGTATCTGCTTCTTTTGCATCTGAATGTTTTACTATAAATCCTTCATTTGGTAGTGTACCACCAATCCAACTATTCATTGAACTGAGTACATTCATTTCTATATCACTCGATTGATATGAAAAATCTTGTGAACCAACCGAACCAGTGTACCATGTACCACCCTTTCCGTTAAAAGAACCACTCGTACCACTCGCATATCCACCATCTCCTAACCAACTTTCTGTGGATGTTCCTCTGTTTTCCCAACTTACACCATCGGTTGATATATCATCAAATCGTGTTCCAATACCCATATCCCATGATTGTGATATAGGATATGCATAAATTGTGTAATCCATAGGAATCTCATTTGCATCAGATTCTTTTAATAATAAATGAGCAGAACTCATTGTGATATCTCCACTAGCAATTGATTGTGATAATGGAGTAGTATCAAATTTTATTAATGCTCTTGCATTATCTTTAAGATTACCATAGAAAGTTTTAGATACCTCAATTATCTCATCCAATCCAGTGTTTTGACTTGGTTGTTGTAAATAAATTGTTGAATCTTTGGATGATGTTACGAAATGATACATTATACTACTCTCCCTTTTAAATCTTTATTTGGAAACTTAACCTCAAATACAGAAGGGTCTACTGATGGATACACCATTTTACCCTTTGTTGCTGCTTGTATATCATATGAATGTTCTGAGTATTTTCCTAAACACTTATTAGTAACTTCACATTTTGGTACAGATTGTACTCCCTCAATACTTGCTAGTAAAATTTCTATTGCAGATATATTAATTGGCATATTAAACGTCCAATTATCTATATTAAAATATTGCTTTAATTCTGATATACATTTTGCAAGTACTTCTCTTTTATTATATCCACCATAAACTCTTATTTCAAAATCAAGTCCTATGTTTATAACATACCCATCAATAATATTAATTCCATCTGTTAACATTCTATATTCTCCAATATATGTTTTCAGATTTTCTTTAACTGCTCTATTCAATATAGATAAATTTTTATCTGAGTTATATCCAAGAATATATAAGTTAATTGCAAATGGATTATTTTTTTCACCAGGACTACCCTTTTTACTTTTTAATAATCTTTTAACTTCTTCTCGTGTTTCTGCATCTGATAGGTTTTGGTCTTTAACCATGTTAACCACACCCATTAGTTCTTCAATTGAATCAGTATCTTTTAATAATGAACCAGGTGAGTTATTATCCAATTGACCATCTGGTGAACAATATGCCTTTGCGATTCCACCATATTTAGGAGGCAATGCCAATGCTCTAACTTGATAATCTTTTCTTGTTACTGCTCTACCTTGTGAACCAAAGTTAGCTAATGCGTTTTCTCTAATCTCATCAATAGTTTCTTCACCCCTACCACCAGTTGCTGGAGTTTCATTATCAACTGCTACCGAAGCTTTCATTTTATTATATAAAGTAGATTCGTTTTGTGAAAATGTTTTTACATCATCATCGAATTCAATTCTTTTTATTGATGTTAGTTCTCCCTTAGAAACATTAGAAGATACACCACCACCCACTAGATAAGAAATTGTAAGAGTTGTATTTGAAGGTGCTTGTCCATAAGATGATGTTCTTAAGAAATTAGCAGGGTCAAACGTAGAACTCATTTTATCTATGGATGAATTTAATCCCAATCCAACATTTTTTGTACTTGGTATTAATACTTCATCATTTGTTGAATTACCACCACCAAATACTAGTGTAGTTGTATTATCTTGATTAATCTTAGTTACATATCTTTTTGAAGTTTTCAATACTTTTAATATATTTGATACAGAATCTTTAAATTGAGCTAAATCTTTATCAGTTTGCTCTGAAACTGGATAATCAACATATACCATTTCTTGTGCTAAGTATGGAACTTGATACCACTTACCACCATTTGCATCTCGTACATCAAATACATCAATTACATTTTTATCTGCAAGATTTATTTTAGAAAATTGTTGAGGTGAACTAAATGTTTTAGTTACGGTTTTTAATGTAGCTGAAATTGCTTTTACATATTTTTTAATAAGGTATTGTGTTGCTTCTCCCGCTGAATCAGTATAAACCGTAATTTCTCTATCAGTTGCATCATTAAAATCAACAAGTTCGGTTGTTCTAAACTGAACATTTGTTTTAGCTGCTTCTACAACCATACCTTCTCTTATTCTTAAGTAATAATCAGAATCTGGTCTGTTATCTTCTCCACTACCAATAGAAGGTGCTAATTGATACACCGCAATTGTTACGATTGCAGGTGAAGTAACTTTTGGTTTATATCCTAAGTAGTTTGAAAGAGCAATTACATTTTGTTTATCTTCTGCATATAACATTAATGATTCTTTCAATGAATCATCTGTATAGTATGACAATATATCTCCAAGATAAGATGCCATTTCTATAAACATCATACCAGGAGAAGCTTCGTTAAAATCAGAATATGTTTTAGGAAAATAAGTTTTAGAGTATTCAATTAAGTTACTTCTAAAAGACGCAAAATCTTTACTTAGATATTTTATATCTCTTCCATTGTTACTTTTAAAATTAGCTGAGTTTAATGCCATAATATTATTCCTGTACTACCAATGTTATTTCTTGTAAATCAATATCGTTTCCAACTGTAAATTGCAAATTTAAATTTACTTGATTTTTATCTTTTAATTCACTTGCCATATCTACATCAATTGCTTCTATTCTAATGTAAGGTAACCAATACTCTACACTTTTTAAAATAGTTTGTTGGATGTTTTTTTAAATTCAGTATCATCCATTTGTTCGAATAATAATGACCTTAGTCCTGAACCAAAGTCTGGCTGCATTATTCTTTCACCCTTTGCAGTTAATAACAAATTTTTAAGATTAGCTTTTGCTTGCTCAAGTGATGTAAATGCTTGTGAAAAAAATCCTGTATTACCACCTTGTATTGGTAGTGTAATTCCATATGCATAAGAATCAAATTCTTCGGAATCTTTAAGTGTTTTTTTACCAAGTATAAATGCCATTACTCACTCCCCTTATCTTATTTTTTAAATTTCTTAACCAATGCAGAATTATCTCTGTTTAGTATTTTATCAAGACCGGCTAAACCTGTCTTAACTCCAAGACCATTTTTACTTGGTCCTCGTGATACATCTCCATACCCCATTTTTTGTGCCATCTGTGTTCTCATTCCCTCAACTCCAGCTCCTGCTCCTTGAGATGTAAATGATACGGTTTTATCCATACTCTCTTGAATTGGTTCTTGTTGTGGTAGAGTATCTAATACTGATTTTCCACCAACTGGTCCGCTACTTCTCTGTGCCTTTGTAAAGGGAGTTGTCATATTTAAAACCTCGTTTATAGATTTGTTTTTAGAATATGTTTTCTTTGGTGTTGCTCGTTCTTGTTCTAACGCAAGTTCTACTTGTTGGAAAGGGTCTATCTCTTCACTAACGACTTGCGTTGAGGGAACGGCTACACCCCCCTTCACCTCTGCTAATCTTCTACTTACTTCCTCTTCCAATATCCTTGGAAAAGTTTTCGATAAAAAACGTTCTTGTTGTTTGGCAGTTTCTACCTCAACAAGAGTTCTTATTACTTTTATTAATTGTTTGTTGTTCATTTTGATTCTGTTTATCTTAATATAAATATATTACTATTAATTTTATGGTTATTAACCTGGTACTAAGTATGCTGGATGTATCAAAACACCAGGTGCTACGGGTGGTGGTGCACCAGGATAAATGGATATTGTTGAATACATAAATACGGTTGTTGTTAGATGGGTTTGCATACCAGCTGCAAGTAGTGATAAAAAAGTACTTGTTTCATTAGTATTTGATAAAGGACCGATTGGAGACCAAGCACCTGGATTCATACACACCGCTGCAGTTGTTGTTATGTTTTGAATTGCTCCAGTTGCTGGTATTATAGGAGGAATTCCAACTGTAAGTGTAGCACCTGTCCAAAACGCAACTACTCCCTTACCAATATCATCTGCAAATGTATGCAACCCATCAGTTTTTGATAAAGCAGTTGCACACGCTATAGCTACCAACGCTTCCATTCCTGCAGTATTTCCCGCAGATAATGGAATCATGTTTGTATCTTGAAACCCTCTCAAAATACACATATTATATTCTTGAGTAATCTTTTTAGCAAAATCAGTAAATGCACCTATACCACCTTGGTTGGTCATATAGTTTTCCATATTTGCTTTAAATGTATTGAATGACATATTATTACTCCGTATAATTTAAAGTAGATAAAAATGTATTCAATTTTGATTTAATCTGATTAAAGGTAGGTTTGTTAGTTGGACCAGGTGCAGTTGGACCACATGGAGTTTGAAATACTTGTACATTTATGGCATCAATTAACTCTTCCATTAATCCAAGTAGAGTTTCACCTCTTACCAAAGGTTCTGTTGTTTCTTCGGTATTTAAATATATTTCACCACTACCACCTAAAAAATACATATTATTATCATTAGTAGTTGTTCTATATTCTCCATTTAAATCTATTTCAGCACCATCTAATCCATTATCGATTGTAAGCTTACCATCGGAAATAAATGAATAATCTCCTTTAGAAAAGAATATCATTTCTGAATCTTTAGAAGATAGTATTATTCTACCACTATTAATTAAAATTTGGTCTGTTGCCTTTAGTTCTTCAGGTGGGGTATGATATATAGGTTCAGTTTCAAATGGAACATCAGCAGTACCAGGAGTAAATGCTAACTCATAATCTCCACTAGTTATAGCGATAGTAGACCCATCTTCTACAACATCCTCTTCTGTTATTTCAAACTCTTTTAAATCTTCAATAGATTTATCATTTTGCCTATTTCTTATTAGTATAGTTGGAGCAAAAACATTTTCTTCATTGTTATATCCACTAAAACGAATTGATTGTCCAAATCTCGATTGTATTACCTTATCACCTTCATAATATACAAGTGGATTGATTTGTGTTGGTTCAAAATATTCTCCAAGTTTATTACTTCTATCACCATCACCTCCTGAGTTTGGAGTTCCTGTTTGAGATGTTTCTGAATATCCGGATGAATTTGAATCTGAGTTTTCTACTGGCAATCCTTGTAGTTGTGCATCCTCAACTGCATTACCTGCATTGATATCTATATTATGAATTCTTTTGTAATGTGAATTACCACCCACTTTAATTAATTCAACTACCTCACCAAGTAATGGAAGTCCTTCATCGATATTAAATGGTGGGTAATCATTTAAATCATCGAAATCATATGAAGTATCTCCCTTTTCAACAATTTTAGCAAATCCAAGTACTGAATCTAAATCCGATACATCTGAAGTTATATCATCTGGTATTGTTATTGATTCAAACTCTGTATCATTAATATGAACATATACTACGGTACCTGTAACTAACTTTTGTTTATTATTTTGATTGTTAGTTAAAAAACTAGAATTTGATTTTTGTATTCTTTGCATTACTCTCCAACCTTTTGTTTAAGTTCTTCTATTTCGTTAGTAAGTTCATCAACCTTAACATCTTGTTCATCTGCTACTTGTAGAATAGTTTCATCTAATTGTCTTAGTAGTTGTTCTTTTTCAATATCAGAAAGAAAACCAGTATCTCCTTCTGATTTTTGTGCTGCACCTATAATTCTTTGTGCAATTGCACTCATCTTAATTAATGATTCATCGTTTCTGATTGATGAATCAATTAAGTCTTTTAGGATTGGTCCTATTACTGCCATATCCCCAGCATGTCTGATTACATTTCTCATTTCTGAAATCAGTTCTGATATTCTTTGTTTCTTGTTTTGTTGATTATCATAGATATCTTTAAACAATCCACTAAGGTTTTTTCCAGGAAATAATTCAAATTCTATACTCATGATTATACCATATTAGTTGTATATAAATATAGTAAACGAAAAAACCCCACTTTTAGTGTGAGGTTTAATCTTAAACGCGTTGTTAGAATTACTTCTAATCCTTACTTCTTAATAATGTGGTACAGTACAAAAGCCCCTACAAGTCCTAACAGACCTTCAGCACTTAAACTTCCTAGAATGCCCATAATGTTATCAACTACTGATACTTCTGGCCAAAAAGGGATGTTTGTACCTTTGAAGAGTACTTCAAGTACAACTCCCAAGGCAATGATGCTAATACCAATTTTTGTTAATTCTTCAGCCCAAGAGCCTATTTTTTTCAAAAATTCCATATTGTTCTCCTTTTGTTTTAATTAAATGTGAATAACTTTTCCATCTTGCAAAACTAAGGGATATCCGTTAATAACTATGGTATATATGATAAAAAAAATTACAATATATATTCAACCTTCAATTAAATAAGTGTATTAGGGGTTTATATATTTATGTATAAAAAAACCCCACCGATTGGAGGGGTATTTTGTACTAACCACTTTATTATACGATTAGAGATTTCCGAGGTAATTTATAACTTAAAACAGTGTCCTCTATCTTTCAATAAGTATATTTTAATAATTAAATAATTGTTTTTCTAATAATATAATTTCCAAGTACAAGAGTGTCCATTTCACAATCAAGGAATGTTTTTATTGCATCTTCTGGTGTTAGAACCATTGTTTGGTCTTTTAAATTGAAAGAGGTATTGATAACAATTGGATACTCATTATCTATTTCAAGTTGAGTTAATAAAGAGTATATTCTTGGATTATCTTTAGAATCTAAACTCTGTATTCTTGCAGAATTATCAATGTGTGTTATAGCAGGAAGTTTATCAACGAATTCTTTCTTAACCTTTACTACTTGATTCATATATGGAACTAATCTATTATATTTAAAATATTTAATCTGTTTTTCTCTATGTACAATAGGAGCAAATGGTCTAAACCCTTCTCTTTTTTTAATCATCATATTTAAACGAGATTTCATTTGAGGGTCTCTTGGATTTGCTAATATAGAACGATTACCTAGTGCTCTTGCACCAAACTCCATTCTACCCTCAAACCAACCAATTATATTTCCATCAGTAATTTCTTTAGATATAATTTTTATTATTTGAGGATTAACTACATATTCTCCATAGATATATTTCTTAAATTTATCAATAGTAGATTTTATAGATTCCTTTGAATATTCTGGACCTAAATATGGATTGGTGTTTATCTTTCTCAATGATACATTATTATCATAGTAATAATGTAAAGCACATCCAATTGATGAACCAGAATCAGATGGTGCAGGTGGTATCCATAAATTATTATAAGAAGTTTTTTCTAATATCTTTCCATTTGCAGTTCCATTATACGCACAACCTCCACTTAAACATAAGTTACGAGATGATGATAACGAAAAAGCTTTTTCCAATAAATTAAAAAAATATTTTTCATATATAGCTTGTACAGATGCCGCTAAATCTTTATGGTCTTGTGTAAGTGGTTCTTCTGGTAATCTGTTTGGTAGTTCAAGTAACATTCCAAGTTTTTCATTAAACATATGTGTATCTGAATATTCATATGTAAATAAATCCATGTTTAATTTAAAGTTACCCTCTTTACCTGATATAATTGAATCGAATTTATCTATATACCTAGATGAATCACCATACGGTGCCAATCCCATCATTTTATATTCCCCTTCATTTGGTTTAAATCCCAAGAATGCAGTAAATGCAGAATAGAACATTCCAAGTGAATGTGGAAATTTTATTGAATCTAATTTTTTAAGTTTGTTTTTTGTTCCCTCATATATTGTAGTTGTTTCCCATTCACCAACCCCATCAACTGAAACTACAATAGCGTTATTGTATGGAGAAGTATAATATGAATACGCTGCATGAGATAGGTGATGTTCGGTAAACACAACATTTGTTTTACTACCAGTATAAGAATCAATATCTAACATTAATTCTTTATATGCAGTTTTGTTATTACTAATAATACTTTTTCTGTTAAAGTATTTTAATACTCCACCTTTTTTTGTAGAGGTTTCTATTCTATCTAATTTTTCAAAAGGAACTTCATAGAAACAAATAGAATCTAAATCTTCTTTGGTTATAGAATACTTTTTAAATAACCAATCAATCGTATTATGTGGAAATGAAGAATCGTGTTTTATACCTGTGAATCTTTCTTCTTCACACGCTCCTAATACTATACCATCTTTTATTAAAGATGCCGCTGAGTCATGATATCCACAACTAATTCCTAATATATAACTCATTAATATTTTTTATTATAAGTAATCAGTATCTATAAAATCATTATTCTTTTCTACACCAAACTTTTCTTTTTCTGTTCTGAAATCCCCATGTTCAAGATAATCATTTAACATTCTCTTTTGATGTATTTTCATTACATTGACAACTTTAGTAATGTAGTGAGTTTTACAATCAGTCATTTCTCTGATTAACAGATATAAATGTTTTTTATTAAAGTTTTCAATATGCTCACTTCTTCTAAATAATTCTAATACAGCATCTGCTATTTGTAAATCTCTTTTCTTTGTAAAGATTGAGTTTAAATTACTATCCCAAAATTCTAACATCAATTGTTTAAAATCTTTGAATTCATTATTTTCTTCAACTTCATTAAAATCATTTTCAGGATTCCATGTTTCGGGCATCTGTGAAAGGAGATTGTTTTGTTTCCATCTTTTGTAGTTACCATTATTTTTTAAAATTAAATGGTTCTTTGCTATAATTGTAAAGTAAGAAAATGCTCTACCTTTACCAGGTTTGAACATATGCATTTTTTCTACCATCGTAGATACTACTTCTGTTTGGATATCTTTTTTTGGTACATCGAAATAAGAAAACTTGAATGTATTAAGAACATTTTCTGCAAGTTTTTCGAATGGGTATTTGATTCCTTCTTCATATATCTGAGACCTTTCTTCAAAATTATCACTTGCATTATATTTTATTATTGCTTCCTGTGCAGGTGTACCAAAATAAATTTTGGATTTTTTTCTCCTTTTTTTCGCCATTATATTTCGTTGTTTAACTCTTCTATTATTTTTTTTATTTCACTAAAGCTTATACCAACCTCATCATCTTTTTCAAATGCTTGTTTAGTATCTAGTTTTCTCATTGAAGTTAATGCATTTTCTACCTTATCTCTAGTTGAATAAATGGTATTTACTACCCTATCTTCTAATTGTTCGTTTTGTTTTAATAGGTTTCGAACTCCTATTAGTAGTACGATATTTATGACTACCGAAATTCCTATAACAATATTATAGGTAGTTAATAATTCTATCATGAATTTGGTTTTAATTTAATTTCATAACCACTAAACTTATTCATATAAGAAGTGATTTTTGTTCCATTACCATCCTTAAAAACTTTTCCATTTTTAAAGTATCGTTTTACAGAACCCTGTCCTCCAAGATGTGCAGCTGCTAATATACCACTTTCTGTTATTAACATTCCATTAACAGTTTGTCCATCGAATACATCAATGTACTTTTGTAATTTTTCTTTGTTGTGTAGTAATAAAGCCATCATTGCTTCTTCTTGTAGTTGTGGGTTATTTAGAAATTCTTGTTTAGTTACTTTGAATCCTAATCCTTTTAAAGTACTTCTTCCAAATTGATACTTACCCATGTATCCCCACTTGTTTGTTATGTGATATCTATTACCACTTTCTCTGAATCCTAATGCATCTAAAAAGTTTTGTAACTCTTCTTCATGATGCAATTCTAGTAGGTATTTTTCTTCTTCAATTTTACAGAGTTCTTCTTCTCTTTCTTTTTGTAAATCAATTAATTCAGTTTGATTAGTTGATTTATCTTTAGTTACTGCGGAGTCAATTACTCCAAACGATAGTCCTGAAAGTACTAACGTAAATATTACTTGTCTTTTCATAAGGTCTCCCTTTAATTAAACATATTATTCTACTAATATACGAAAAAAATTCCATATATCCAAATAAAATGTAATAAATTTTTAGGCTTCTCCATGTGGTCCAAAATACATGGAGCTCATAACTGAATCATCTTCATCATCTGAGGTTGTTATCTCAATTGAATTTATTATATCTTGAATATCATCAAGGTTATCTTCAATCTTTGTTTGTAATTCTTTTTCTGTAACTAACTCGCTTTCAATCAAAATATTTATAAGTGTTTGTATAATCACATTTTGTGTTAACAACCTATCGTTAAGTTTTTTTATTTGTAATGACGTTGAGTTCATGTAGTAGTTCTTTTATAGTATTTGGATTATCATCTCCGTAGATTAAATCTCCAAACGCCTTTGTTATTGATTTATTACTATAACCGATTGTAGATGCAAGCCTAACACAAACTACTTTGAATTCGTGAATATCCATATCATCTGGTACATCTAATTCAATCTTACTTACTTCTCTATTATGTTCTATGTAGTCTTTATCTGTATATGTAAATATAAGTTTTCCCATGTTTTAGTTTAAATTATAAGATTTCACAACCAACTGAAAGTAGTGGTTCTGCTTTTTTGTATTTCATAAATTCAGTAGAACCATCTGGTAATTTTACCATTACCCTTTCGTTTCTACCATATTTTTTTGGTGCAATAATTGTAGTAGTATATCTTCTTGAAGAATCTGTTATAAGAACTCCATTAAGGTGGTCTATCTCATGTTGAGCACAAACACACTCTAATAATCCTTCATCTGAAAAGAATTCATTAGAATCTTTCCATTCAGAATCTACCTTATCTGGTCCAAATTCTACTACACCTAAATTATCACATTCTAGTTTAAATGATTTATGTCTTATTGTTTTAACTGGTTTTCTCATGGTTTTATCTAATGATAAACATTGCTCTACATACGCAACAGTTTCCTTAGATACATCAATAACTCGTGGATTAATTAATACCAATGGTTCTTTAACATTAATTACACACGCACGAATATCCAAACCAATTTGATTTGCAGATAGTCCGATACCACCATGTTTAGTAAGTTCTGTTAATAAAGTTGTTGATATTGAATCAATTTCTTTTTTACTCATTGGTTTTGCAATCAATGGAGTTTTTAATTGACTTTCTTTTTTAATTAATTTCATCGAATAAATTTAATTGTTTTGTTACTAATTTTCTTTTCGTTACATCTCCACCAAAAGGTCTTTCATATATTGTTTCTCCCTTATCAGGTGATTCATATATTTTTATATCCTTATGTTGGTTGAGATATTCTTTTTCTTTTCTGTATATATCTCGTACAACCTTTCCCAACTCCATATCGTTTGGGTAATCTTTTACTAATTGTTCTATATTCATTATTCTGCTATGTTTAAATATTTTTCTAATAACCAAGATGAAGATTGTACTTTATCTCCCAATCCCCATACTGAATCTATTCCATATGAGTTACATACATCGTTCTCTGGTGTAGTTGTTTCTGTTCTATCTCCTCCATTACCAAATGCCATATTACCTTTCAACTCACCTCTTCCTTCTTTTATCCACTTTAATCTAGCTTCATCTATAAAGTCAATTGCAGTATTATCTCCACTTGATTTTGGATTCATTATATAAACCCAATCAACTGCTTTTAGATTACTCATAATGAAAGCTCTTTCTTGTTCTTTCATAAATGATTTACCTTTTTTTCTTCGTAACCAACTATCGTTGTTTAATCCAATCCAAACTTCATCTGCCAATTCTTTAGCTATATTAATACACTCAATGTGTCCTTTATGAACAGGGTCAAATCCTCCACTCAATAGTATTACTTTATATTTTTTAGTCATCTTAAGCTATTTGTTATACAAATATACGAAAAAATTTTCATATATCCTAATTTATTTCCAATTAAATCCTGCACCCATGTGTCCAAACCCAGCAGTTCTACCGAATATTGGATTTCTAAGTTCTAGGAAATCAATAATTCCATTTGGAGATAAATCATATCCTTTAATAAATTCGTGTTTTCCATCAACAATTGCTGTTGCTTGAAGTGGTTGATTATATCCAATTGCATATGCAAGTTGTACCATCACTTCCTGTACCTCTGGTCTTTCTTCTAAGATATCTACTGCGATTCTTCTTCCCATATATGCCGCACTTCTATCTACCTTCGTAGCATCCTTCCCACTAAACGCTCCTCCACCAATTGGAACTCTCGGTCCGTAATTATCTACTGCTAACTTTCTACCAGTTAACCCAGCATCAGCAGTAAACCCACCAATGTTCCAATCACCTGCAGGATTACAATGTAATGCTTCAATGTGATATTGTGGATACCTACTAAAGAATCCTCCCACTAAACCTTCTAACATTTCGGTTGGTGCATTTTGGAATGAACAAACAACTCTAAGTGAGTTACCATTCATAGTAACTTGAGTTTTACCATCGTATGGATATTTATCAAATACGAATTTATTTAATTCTCTTGATAGATAATATTCTTGTGGTAAGAATTCTTCATTATCTCTACAAGCATAACCAATCATAATTCCTTGGTCACCTGCTCCACCAGTATCTACTCCATTTGCAATCTCTGGTGATTGTGAGTTGATGTTAATGATAACTTCAATCGTATCATCGGTAGTTATATTATGTACTGCTCTTACGATATCTTCTCGTGTTACTACTGCATTTGAAGTAACTTCTCCTGTGATAAACACCATACCAATTCCTCCACAAGTTTCAATTGCTACTCGTGAGTTTGGGTCTTGTTGTAAATGTAAATCTAATAATCTATCTGATATTCTATCACACATTTTATCTGGGTGCATCGGTGATACACATTCTGCTGTTCTAATCATCTTCTAATTTTTGTTGTAACTTTTGAATTTCTAATTTAATTTTTTGTGTTTGTGGTTTTACTAGCTTCAACCGTCTTATCTCTGCGGTAATTTCTTTTCTATTCATTTATTATTT